CTGAAACCACTGGCATCGGTATGAAGTCGACACCTCAGACGGTATCGAGGCATCTGCCCCGCTCGCTCGCTTGTACTTCGGCCGACGAACAGCCTTGAATGTATCCGTCAACTGAAGGTGGCAATGCGACCGCTGCAAGGCAGTCTCTGCCGGGTCTGTGTAAAGAACCCGCCAAGTCGTCGTGACGTTGCCCCGCTTGACGCGAAACAAATCACCCTGCGTTGTCGCAGTGCCTTTTGCAAGAGTCCAAACAAACGCCCGTCTGACTGTCTGCAAATCCGGTTGCTCAATCAGGCGAACAGTCCGATTGAGTCCCGAGCTTTGGCCGTAAGGCGTCCACAATGCCTGTTCACCGAGTTCATCAGTGTTTAGGATCGCACACGCATCAACGGCCATTTGCTCGCGGAGGTTCATTCAGCCGATTCCACCAGTTTGAGGAATCCCATTCCGATGTGACCTTCAATTGCTGCTCGCAAGCCGCACTTGATGGCCTCTGGCGTTTCCACGTTGATCTTGACCGGCCTGTCTCCGATCTCGATTCGACCGCCGTTCGGTTTGTCTTTCGGAGCGATCCGAAAACCAAAAACCTTGCCGGTTGCCTTTGGTCCTTTTGCGACCGTGATTGTCTTAGTCTTTTCTGCCGTTGCTGTTTTTTCTGCCATTGCCTGAGTCTCATTCCGCCGCCACAAAATGCTCTGTGATTATGGCGGATAACCACAGAGCCACCGGAAGACACGGCTTCCGGTGTTTCTCATCCATAGCCGCCGATTAAGTGAAGGTGTAAAGAACAGCCTTCCACCATGCCAAATAGCCCAGGTTGTATCGGGCCTCGGTCATGAACTTCACGTCTTTGGTTTCGATGTCGTCCAGCCCTTTCATCTGACGTGAAAGCGGCTCGCGAGCCTGAAACACGAATGGCTTTAGTGGACCATCCAAATTGAACAGGTAGAACTTGCTCGTGTCCGTCAGGTAAGCACTCGACATGATCTTCGGAGCGTCGACGACAACGTTTGTACCGCCAGTGCTAACCAGCGGAGCCAGCAATGCTTCCTTAAAGATGGCTTCAAAGTCGACATTGCAAAGCAGCAGCAGATTGCTCAGGCCCATGCTGATGGGGCGATTGAGCAGTTTGCCCTGATCATTCTTGAACTTCATCATCGCGTTTCGAGCGGTGTTGAATGCCGCCTTGGCTTCAGCCGCAGTTGGAACAGTGGTTGTTGCGGCTGCGCCTGTCAGGTCGTTGCTCTGGCTGCCAGAGTCGCCCCAACTGTGATCGGTGTCAAAGAAGAACTGACCATCAAAGCAGGCTGTTGATTCACCGTTGACAAGCGTCGTGAAAAACAGCTCATCCGGGTGGTAACTGGCTTCAACCGCCAAATCTTCCATGAGCGGCCCGTACATGTTCATACGGTCGTCAGCGATGTCAGTCTTCTTGATCTTCAGCGAGTTTTCCCAGTGCTTGTTCGCAATGGTAAACGTTCCGGCTCGCAGCTCATGGAACTGACGATCACCGAGCCATTCACGGACGCCCGGATGATTCCCGAGCATCCCATAGGCTTCATCGGCACCGTCGCTTGGAACGATGGTCGAAACCTGCGGGTAGAATGGGGTTGCCGTGCCGATTCGATTGTCGAATTTCTGCGTCAGAGTCCGCAGTGTGACTGTTGCTTTTGCTGTATCCAGAGGCATGAGAGGTTTCCTTCAAAACCTCCATCACGGTTGAATCACACTGAGAAAATCAAACTCTGTCGCGGGTAAGCCGGGACGCTTGCAAACGTTCACCGGCCTCCCGTGACGGAGACACAAAAGAACTACTTTAGGCGTGCCTCAAGGTCCAGAACGCGACGCTGAAGATTCTGAATGACGTAAAGGATCGTGATGGCTTCAGCCGCATTGGAAAACCCAAACGGACTGGAGTTTGTGATTGCTGCAATTGCATAATCCGGCGTACCGGCTGCGTCGGCTGGCGTGATGGTTGTCAGCGGAGCGACTTCCAATGCGCCAACACCGTTTGGCTGGATGGCGATGATTGCCTTTGTCGTGCTGACGAATCGCACAACACGACCAATGCGGACGCTGGTTGCTCCGAGAGCGACGACCACTGCGTAGTTGTCATCACCGTAAGCTGGCATTCCGACGTCGGTGATTGAATTGAACGTGCCCGTGAGTTCGAAGTCGCCTTCAGTGTAGACTTCGACTTCGATTGCACCATCCGCACCGCTGGTGTTGTCAGCTTCCGCGACAGCGATTCCGACGAAAGCGTTCACGCCGGTTGCCGTGACATCGCAGGCGTACCCGGCCGCGTTCACGTAAACCAGAGTACCCTGGTAGATTCGCGTTGACTCTTCGACTGGGTAGCTTCGGCGTTCGCCGTCCTGGCATTTGATAATCTGATTGGCCGTAACAGCCATAGTATTGCTCCTCAAACAGTGATTGAAAAAGAATCGCCCTTGCGGAGCGTATTAACCTGCTGCGTTCATTGGGGCTTTGAGAATGTCCAGCCCGTCGTCAACTCGACGCATTGCAACAAACTGTTCCACCGTCATGCTCTTGGCATAGCGTGGATCTGCGGCGAATTCAGCCTTGTACTTTGCGTTTGGATCCGCTTCCGGCTCTGGCAAGTTGCTCAAAGCAGGGTTTTTCTTGCTGACGATGTCACGCAAGGCAGCCTGCGTTTCTTCAACGCTGAAATTGTTGTCGACGAACAGGTTGAACTTGTCCGGAACTCCGGCAAGGTCAACCAGTGCGCGGATCTTCTTGCAGCGTGAACGCTCCACGGCCGCAAGGTCAGTCGACAGGTCTGGAGTTGCTGGCACTTCCACAACTGGGGCTTCAGTGACAGGCGTTTCAGTTGCTGGCACTTCTTCGGTCGTTTCAACTGGTGTTTCTGACGGCATTGGGTCCGTTCCTCGATTTGAAAGATAGCGGTCCAAAAACGCATTGATGCGACCTCGGACCACTTCAGGTTCCGCATCTCCAAAATATGTAGACAGCAGCACGGTTGCCTGTGCTGGCAGATTTCTCAGATCAGGTGTCGTCAGGTCGAACATTCCGCCGCGGGTTGCCGCTGGCTCGTCGACAATGTCCCCAGCCCGGATGTCAGAAAACCGCATCGGCCATTTCTCGCCGGTCTTCTTTTTGTCGAACTCTTCAAGGTCTGAGTAATCCAGTCGCGTCGCAAGCGAAACGCCAAACGCCTCTGGATCGCTTTCAGCCAGATCCATGACATAGGCACCAAGATCACCTTGCGGTGATTTGAAAGCCGCGTCGGCAATGTGCAAGTCGCCACGAAGTGTCCCACCGTCAACGCGAACGTTTTTCCACCGGCCGAGGTAAGAGCCCATTCCATCACTGGACATGTTTGGATGAGTGAATCGAGCTTTGGCCCCGTTGTTGCCTTTGCTCATCATCTTCTGAGCCTGTGACAATGACTCCGCGTCGACGGTCCACGGTCTTGCATCGCCGTTGTTCAGGTCGCCAACCTGCATCAGGTTGGCACCGAAAATGATGTTGGCTTTTCGGTCAACCTTCGCAGGCAGCTCGGCCTGTCGAGTTGTTCGAAACAAAGCTGGATCCGCAACCGTATCAAGCAGTGGCATTTGTTTTCTCCTGGACGGCCTTTGTGGATGCTGACGGCTTCCCGACTGGATTGGCGATCTGTGACAAGTCAGGCAATCCAAGTGCCGCCCGAGCGTTCATGATTCGGGCTTCTGACTTCATTTTTGCCATCGCTTCGCGTTCACGCTGAGCCAATGTCTCGTCGAAGTCTCGGCCTCTTGCGGCCAGCGATTCTGTTTCAGTTTGCAGCCCGCCAGCGATTGCTGCCAAGTCTGCAGTGACTTCTTTTTCCGGATCCACCCACGGCCAGCCAGGAGGAATCCATGCGTGTTGCAGGAAGTGGTCACGATTTTCCTCGTACTTGACAGGGTCAATCTTGATTGCACCTTGAAACACACATTGATCAATGAACCGATGCCAGACCGGTTCAAGATTGCGTTCAATCAGGCATTGCTGCCAAACCTTGAACGTGATTCTGCCGTCGATCAGGGCGAGTCTTCCGCCGCTGAAGTTGTTGGTAAACTGCTTTGCAAGGAGTTCATACGGGTAGCGAATCGCTGCCGCAACTCCATGTAAAGCCCACTCGACATAAGGCGCGAGCGTCGTTCCTGGTCTCGCTGGATCAGAGAACGCAACGCCCTCCCCGTCAGCGAGGTACTGGATTGTGCCGGGGGAAAGGTCTTCAAGATTGCTTCTTGATCGGCCCTGCTCAGCAAGAACCATTG